ATTGCGGATTGCATCCAACTGTTGTTGAGAGAATCCTTGTTGCAATAGACCTTGGTCACGCAATTGATTGGCTTGAGCAAATCCAAGGTTTTGCAAGTTGGTAGCCGCAGAAGCCAATTGACCTCCAGCAGTAATACCTTGCTGATTAGCAGTTAAACCTGCACCTTGGTTAGCCAAAGCAGCTTGTAATGCGGCTTGTTGGTTAGCCAATCCTGCTTGCATTCCAGTTTGCTGATTAGCCAATGCCGCTTGCAATTGGCTTTGTGCATTAGACAAAGCCGCAGTATTTTGTGCCGCAGCACCAAACTGACCTGCTTGGTTTCTAGCCGCTTGGTTTGCCAAGTTAATTGCTTGCTGTTGTGCAGCATTAAACTGAGCCATTTGATTACCAGCGGCCTGATTAGCCAATGCCGCTTGTTGTAGATTCTGAGTGTTAAGTTGACCAGTAGATAAATCAATACCCTGATTAGCCAAAGCCGCACGTAAAGCCGCATCTTGATTAGCTAAACCAAACTGTCCTGCCAATTGCAATGACTGTTGAGTAGTAGCCAAGTCTTGAGCTTGGTTTAACTGTTGTGCTTGCATTGAACGAGCCAGATCAGCCTCAGAAGCTTGTTGAGCCGCCTGATAAGCCGCAGCGTTCTGTTGGGCAACCAATCGAGCCGCATTCTCACCATAAGCACGATTAGTCTCTGCTTCTGCTACACCTTGGCGTGATCCACCAAAAGCTTTTGCCGCAGTAGCCTGTGCCGCAGTTCTTTGTTGCTCAAGTTGTCTAGCTCTTTCCAAGTCAGTCAGACTTTGCTGAGTAACTGCTTGAGTGTATGGATTCATATATTGTTGAATGTTCTGATTCAAAAATGAACCAGCCGCAACATCACGAATGTTGGCACGTGCCTGTGGAGCAATAGCACCCAAAGCCTCTTGAGCAACTTGAGATCCAGTTACACCCGCAGCACCAACATCACGAATAGTTCCTCTTCCTAATTGGGCAGCAGTAGCACGTTCAGCCTCACCCGCAGAAGCCGCTTGAGCTTGGGCAGGTGAATAGCCTTGAGCAATTGCGTTCTGATATGCAACATTTTGTGCAGATACGTTTTGTGATGCCACATTCTGAGGCTGATACTGTGCGCCTCGCTTTAATATATTAGCCGCATCAGTCGCATACAAAGTAGGTGCGCTTAATGGGCTTGCATACAAACGATTTAGTTCAAAGGCTTGTTGTTGGTCAGGATTAAACCCTGCAAACTGACGAGCCTCTAACCCTGACGCTACATCTTGTGCGCCTTGGTAGTTTTGAGTAAATAGTTCCTTAAGTGCAGGATCTAACTGTTGCTGACTTGAGCTTCCACCGCCTAGAGACATATCATTCCCCTTGTATCCATTTAATCGCATCATCATGTGAGGTGAAATACCGCCACATTTCAGTACTGGTTTCTCTCATTGCTTCTTGTCCTCTAAGCAATAAGACTATCATTGGTGCTATTTGTAATGAAATAATACGCAATGTGAGCGCATAAGCTCTGTCATTGGTATTACCATTTTCAAGTTCTACAGAGTCTTGCCAAGCATTTATACTCTGAATGACTAATGGCATTAAAAACGCCCTATTAGCATTAAAGAACTCATTTGTAGGTAGCGTCACCAGTGCGTTCCAAAAGACAGCATCTATCTCTTTACGACTAGGCTGTTTATCTTTATCTACTAAGTCATCCCATAACTCAGCAATACTTGATAAAGCGACTAAAAAGTCTACAGCACTCTGGTTGCCACCAAACCATTCTAACAGTTTGGCATTTCTTATTTCACGCCAATCTTGAGAATCATGTTCAATCATAATATATTTAACGCTGACTGCCTAGTTTTCCATCAAATCTAATAGTACCAACTCGCCAATCAGTTAATCTGACACCTTCAATCTTGGCGGCTACTTGTCTTCCGCTTATGCGTACTGAAGTAGGATTAGCCATTGAATATGGGCCATAGTTGTATTCTGTTGAATTAGGATAAAACTTAGTGCTAAAACGAACCTGAACATCGCCCAAAGTCTTTTCATCAGGAACTAATCCTGTCAGACTCATGGTTCTATCTCCATTTCCTAGTTCTACTGGTCCTGACTCAGCAAATAATGTCTGAGAGTCATAGTTAAAACCAACTTCATGTTCATAGACGTATCCGTCTGTAGAAACCATAATTGGGTTATTAAAGATTCCACGATCTGTACCGCACGTACGTGCTAACGTACCAATGGCCCAATGATTCTCACGATAATTGTAAGAAACGTAAGAATCTACTTCGTTGGATGCGGAACTTGGGTAAAACCACCAAATCTCACCATAAGTTGAATTATGGACGCAATAAACCTTAGAGGATTGCGTAGTGTTCATGTTACTAAACACATAATCTGAAACATCAGAATTTAATGGTTTAACAAAGCCATCGAACATCCAAAAGCCTGATCCAGACATCCAAATACAAGCATTGTCAGTAGTAGCTACTGCTTGTTTAGAAATAACACCACAACCAGTACCAATACGCTCAAAGCTATAAATGAACGGAGGACCAATGTATGTGGCGGTATGTACATCCACATCAGTAAATAAAATGGTAGCCCCACGGATGCGTTTGGCGCACATTAAAGAGCCAATAGTGGTTAACTCAAAGTCACCAGCTTGGTTGGTGGCAGCAGGAGTCCATACAGTATTGTTTTCTTGGTCACACCATTGAACCTTACGGGGATTGCCACCTGCACCTAATGCAAACAAGAATCGTTCTTGAGTAACAATAAGACCCGTACAGCTAGTTGGTGCGTTAGTAATTGCAACAGCATCGTTAGCAACATTTAGTTGCCATTCAAGCAATTTCCCATCTTTTGTTGAGCAAGCGACTAAATACTCCCCAAAAGTATCTAAAGACCATGTTGTGGCAGGAGTGTAAGAACCTAAGTCAGGTCTTGCAACACCATAAGAATAACTGCCATAAGTGCTATAACCATAACCAATTTTCAGAACCGCATCTGCATCGCCAACAGTAAAAGAAGTGGGGGTGATATCGGTTAAAGTTCCCGCTTCATTCATCGCATAAAGCTTTGAATGTGTACCAATTGCAATACGTCTATTATTGGAATTATCACGCCAATTAATCAAGCCACGGGCCATTCCTGTTAATTGAGATGTAGCACGTTTTCTCCATCCACCTACTGGACGGATAGTGCTTTCGTACCAACGTACCAAATTTGAGTCGTTCCAACGGCCTTTAGACTGATATTCAGTCCCGTTTTTGTATACGCCTGGAGGAATTTGTAGTGGAATGTAAGCCATATCTGCATTCTATAGCGTAGGTAGGTTAGACACAAAGCTTATTGTAGCAATTACAGATGGAATTGATGGTCTAGTTGGTGTTGAACTCGCAACGTAATGTTCAATATATGCCCCAACGTCACTTGTTCTCCAAACAATTTCAACATAATCATTTGCATTTAAATCAACAAAGAAATTTAAAGCACAAATAGTATGAAATGGATCTCCTGCGGATTTTCTTTGAGCTAACCCATATCTACTGTTAGATTTGTCTATGTTTGTGCCATTTTTTCTAAACCAAATGTCTATATCTTGAGAATTATTGGTTGTATTTACTAATTGCATAGAAAACTGAATGTTATAAATTCCTGAGTCTGTAACATTAAGTCTTGAGCTGTTTGATAAAGTGACCCCATTTGCGAAATCAGTTGTATCAAAAGTTATAGGGTAAGCAGTCGTTGTGTTGGCAGCAATCTGATCTGTTCCATCTTGAAAAGCCCCGTAAGGATTATTTAAATACTTACCACCCCTTGGTCCAATAACAGACTGTATTGAATTTACTATCTTTGTAAAAAACAACCTCAAAAGTCCATTGTTTTGATTTTGTAGACTTTGAGAATAGACAATTCCTGATGTACCCAAAGAAGGTATAGCAGGAATATCTAATTGTTGTTTTACATTAGCCATTACTTTTTAATCAAAGTCTGCCAAACAGCACCAGCCGCCATGATTAAACCCGACACCCACAGAATAGGCTTGGCAGCAGAAGCAATCCACCCCAAGACTTTAAAAGCACCCTGCAAGGCATCAAAAGCCTCCACAAGCCCTTTTGTATTCTTGTCTATGCTATCTACCTTACTTTCGACTTCAACCAGCCTGTCGTAGATTTGCTTATGGGTGACTTCGTTTTCCATGATTAGGCATTTCGAGTAGTTTCAGCCATAGG